GAAATAGTTTGGGGTCGCAGTGCAGGTTAAGTTTAAGCAAGAGTTTCTAATTTCGTGCCGAGATGAAGCGCAGGTTTTAATCGAACAACACTGGCAAGAAATTGCGATGCATAAAAGCAAAATCAAACTCAATCCGAACTGGGATGCATATGAGGCGCTTGAAGCGTCTGGACAACTGTCAATTTTTACTGCGCGGCTAAAGGGCGAATTGGTCGGTTATTTTGTGACGGTCAACACGCCAAATCCGCATTATCAAGATCACGTTTTTGCGGCAAATGACGTGTTGTATTTATCGCCAATCGCTCGGCGTGGCTGGGCTGGTTTGTGTTTAATTAAGTTTGCAGAGCGTTGCTTGCGTGCTGATGGGGTGAGTGTCATGGCGATTAACACAAAAGTGCATCGGCCATTTGACGCGGTCCTAAGGCGACTTGGATTTGAACAGGCCGAGCGGGTTTATACTAAATTCTTAGGTGATAACTGATGACAGTTACAGCGGCAGTATTTGCGACGGCTGGCTTCACCGCTGGCGTCACTTATGTGATCACTAGCACAGTGACGGGCTATCTGTTGACCACTATGGCGACATCCATGGTTTTAGGCGCATTAGCTCCGAAGCCTAAACTTGGGTCGATTGGGCAGAGCAACCGAGGGTATAGCGTCACGGCTACTGGCAGCGCGCTTGATCATCAGATTATTTATGGCAAAATGAAAGTCGCCGGTGCGCGATTATTTGACGGCACAACCGGCGGCGACAATAAGTTTTTGCACCGCGTACTAAGCTTTGCAGGGCATGAGATCGAAGCGTTTGAAACGATTTATATTAACGATGAAGTTGCAACCATCGACAGCGGTGGCAACGTCACAAGCCCGGCAAGATACAGCGGTCATATTAATATATACACGCACCTTGGCGCGGCAGATCAGCAAGCAGACAGCAACCTAGTCAACGCGGTGGCTGATTGGACTGCAGACCACCGTTTGCGCGGCATTGCTTACTTGTATTGCAAATTTAATTTTGACGCTGACGCTTTTCCGAATGGCTTGCCCGAAATCACTGCGGTAGTTAAAGGAAAAAAAGTTTATGACCCGCGAACAGCCGCAACCGGATGGTCAGACAATCCAGCATTATGCGTGCGCGATTACATTTTGTCATCTGGCTATGGCCTGGGCGAAGCTGCGGCAAACATTGATGACACTGCAGTCACGACGGCAGCAAATATCTGCGATCAGACAAACACGACCGCCAGCACAACACGCTACACAACTAACGGCGCTTTCACGACCGCAATCCAGCCGGGTGAATTTCTGACCAATATACTGACGTCAATGGCCGGAACGCTTTGGTATGCGCAAGGCAAATGGCGCATGAAGGCTGGCGCGTTTACAGCGTCGGCATTATCGCTGGATGAAAACGATTTGCGCAGCGGCATCACTGTCTCAACACGGCACAGTCGGCGCGACAACTTCAACGAAATAAAAGGCACATTCAAAGGAGACGAAAGTAACTATCAAGTCACTGATTTCCCGCCTGTCACAAATTCTGCATTTGTCACGGCTGACAATGGTCAAGTAACGGTCGCTGACGTTGACTTGCCGTTTACTGACAACAGTATCGAAGCGCGCCGAATTGCGAGGATTATGCTTGAGAGCAATCGCCAGCAATTAACGATCAGAGCGAGTTTCGGAATGCGCGCTTTGGCTCTGCAGGTTGGCGACACGGTTGCAATCACAAACACGCGATTTGGCTGGTCTGGCAAATTGTTTCAAATTGCCGAATGGAAATTTGGCTTAGGCGATGAACTTGGTTTCGGCGTTGAAATGATGCTTAAAGAAACAGCCGCCAGCGTATATGATGAAGTTGACGACGGCTTAGTTTATGAGCGCGATAATACAACATTGTTGTCGCCATTTGAGGTGCCAAGCGTAGGCATAACTATAGACACAGATTTGCGCGCAGTGCGAGGCAAAGTCATGTCGGTTATGCTGGTCAATTTGACTGCGTCAAATGTTTTAGCCGACCAAATCGAAGCACAATTTAAGAAATCCAGCGACACAAATTTTACGCCATTGTCAGTCTCAAATAAAATCAGCGGCACGCTGCAGGCTGAAGCATTTGGCGTGGAAACTGGATTTCACGATGTGCGCGCAAGAGCAATAAATTCACTAGGCGTGCGCGGCGAGTTTAATACTGTGTCAAATTTTTATGTTGATGCTTTGGCAGCACCGCCAGCCGACGTGACAAATTTTGACGGTCAAACTGTCGGATCAACGCTGCATCTAAACTGGACACCTGTCGCTGATCTGGACCTTGCGCATTACACTATCAGATACTCAAATCTGACAAGTGGAGCGACTTACTCAGCGGCTGAAGATTTGGCGCAGGTCGTTAGCAGTTCCTCAAGTTTGGCTGTGCCAGCAGCATCAGGAACTTACTTTATCAAAGCGGTTGATGACACAACCAGCGGGTCAAACGTATCGGCCAACGCCGCCAGCTTTGTGATAACAAACGTCAACCTTGGCGATCTAAATGTTGTGCAGGCGTTGACTGAAAATCCTAGTTTTTCTGGCGTAAAATCTGACNTTGTAAAAAACAGTGACAATAAACTTGAGTTAGATGTCTCTCCAAAGTTTGATGCCGTGACCGGCTTGTTTGATGATCGCGCTGGCAACTTTGATGGCGATTTTGGCGGTTTTGCGTCAAGCGGCATTTACTACTTTGCCAACGATCTTGATCTTGGTCAAAAATACACGAGCAGAATATCAAACAACGTGACCGTCGAGCGGTCTGATTTAACTAATTTGATGGATGCCGCAACTGGTTTGTTTGACAGCCGAGCGGGTTTGTTTGACGGTGAGCCAAATGCGTTTGATGATGTTTCAGTTTCTGTCCAGGTGCGACACACAAACGACGATCCGACGAGCACTCCAACATATACTGATTGGGCATCATTTACGGTTGCTGACGTGACCGCGCGAGCTTTGCAATTTCGTGCGGTGCTATCATCAACTGACACCAATGTGACGCCGTTAGTCAGCGCCTTGTCGGCCAGTATTGACATGGAAGATCGCACCGAAAGCGGCGCAGATATTGTGTTCACCGGGACAAAGGCAGTTACTTTTTCAACGCCGTTTAAAGCTACGCCTGCAATTGGCTTGTCGCTGGCAAATCTGACAGACGGTGACCGCTACACAATCACAAACAAAACTCGCAACGGCTTTACAATCAACACATTTACCGGCGGGTCGGCCAGCACAAACAGTGCAACTTTGGATTTCGTCGCCAAGGGTTTCGGAAAGGAATTAAGTTAAATGTCTCAACATGATTTTAATATTGCAAATCAGAGTTTCCCGGCGACGCGAACTGATCTGAATAATGCGCTTGTCGCGCTGGCGTCAAATTCGTCAGGCGATGCCGAGCCAGCTACAAAATACGCAAATCAGTGGTGGTATGAAACAGACACCAACACTTTAAAATTGCGCAATGAGGCAAACGACGCTTGGATTTCGATTGCTGTGCTTGATCAATCTGGCAATTCTGTGCAGTCAATTACAACGGCGGGTTTGACTTTAGGCGCGACGGCAATCAGCGCAACAGGGGCAGAAATAAATCAACTTGACGCGATTACGCGCGGTTCAATTCTTTATGGAAATGCAAGCGGTGCAACGGCTAGATTGGCGGCTGGCGGTGCTTCAACGGTTCTAACTTCTGATGGAACAGATATTAGCTGGCAAGCGGCTAGTGGTGGCTCCACAACGCTTGGAGCTGTGGGAACATATGCTTGGATGAGCAGAGCATCTGGACAGACAGCAATCCAACATGGTGCTTCAATAGCGGGTTCTACCCTTAGATATGCGGGTGTTGGGCAGTACAGCTTCAATCCAGCGAATGCNGCTTACACGACAGGTCTGGTGGGGCAGATTGGCACTCCAACAGGTACATGGCAAGCAATGGGCCATTGCACTAGTAACTTTAGCACTGTCACACCATCAACAATATTCTTGAGGATTTCATAAATGGCAGTCACAATCACACAAGTGCGTAACGCACAATCACTCCAAGCAGACAACACCCGCATGGACGTTGATATTAACCACCCGATGTATGGATGGATACCTTACACATTAGACCCTTCTGACACTGACAGCACCATCAATAATAATGAAATCATGGCTTTGATTGGCTCAGATTTCACAGCCTTTGTTGCTCCTACGCAAACAGAATTAAATGCAATATTGGCATCAAATATTCGTGCGCAGCGTGACGGGATTTTGACTACAGTAGTTGATCCTATAGTTTCAAACCCACTTCGATGGGCCGATCTCACATCTGATAAGCAAGCGATCTGGTCACAGTATAGAATTGATTTGTTAAACGTTCCACAGCAATCAGGATTTCCAAACACAATAACTTGGCCCAACAAACCAGATGCCTGATATCTCAGATCGCGTAGGTCAGCTTGAAAAGGATATGATCGCCTTGCAAACGACCGTTCAAATTCAGCACAAAGAGCTATTTACGCGCATTAAGAAACTTGAAAATGTGCTGATTGCTTCGACGGGCGCGATCTTGCTGACTTGCGTCACAATTTTGATGAAGATGCAGTGACACACGTTTTTATTTTGATCTTATGGCAGGGCATTGGAATTGATCGGCAAATTATAGCAGAGGTTGAGTTTGCCAGTTTGCCAAATTGTTTGATTGCGGCGCAGATGATCGTCAAACGATTTGGATATGAAACGCCAAAGGATCGTGCGCTGGCGTACTGCGTGCCAAAGCGGGTCAGCCCAGAAGCATAAGCGAGGCCGCGCATGGAACCCATTTCGGTAGCCGTGGCAGCGTTTGCCGCGATCAAAAGCGGTGTCAAATTGGGCAAAGATGCTCAGTCAATGATG